GTTCAGGGAACGGCAAAGATACTGGAGGCGGAAACGCTGGACATGAACGAATACCGCAAGCAGAAAGACGAGCTTGAACATGAGGCGATGATGCGCAATCCGGAAACCGCCTATCTTGTCAGCAACGAGGAATTTGACAGGCAGCTGGACGAACTGGGCTGGTCGCCGGAGGATGTGGTGACCATGACGGGAATGTATATCGAACGGGGCATGTACAACATGAAAAAGTCCGTGCGTGACTTCTTCCGCGAGATACTCGAACTGATGTTCCAGGCTGCCGGTCTTGTCATAGACACCATACGCACGTTCTTTCTCGTGGTGCTGGCGATACTCGGTCCGATAGCCTTCGCCATATCGGTATGGGACGGTTTCCAGAGCACGCTGACGCAGTGGATCTGCCGCTATATACAGGTTTACCTGTGGCTTCCCGTATCGGACATGTTCAGTACGGTGCTGGCAAAGATACAGGTACTGATGCTGCAAAGCGACATCGAACGTATGCAGGCGGACCCGAACTTCTCTCTTGATTCGAGCGACGGCGTGTATATCGTATTCATGATAATCGGGATTATCGGATACTTTACCATTCCGACCGTATCGGGCTGGATCATTCAGGCCGGAGGCATGGGCAACTACGGACGCAACGTCAATCAGGTAGCCGGAAAATCCGCCGGATTCACAGGCAGTGTTGCCGGTGCCACCGCCGGAAACGTGACGGGACGTGTGGGCAAGCTGCTGAAATAAACCAACAGAACAACTAAAAACAGATAAAGTAATATGGAATTCAAGTCATTAAAGAATATTGAAACATCATTCAGGCAGATACGCCTGTTCGGTATCGTCTTCCTGTCACTGTGTACCGTGATAACGGTGTGGAGCGTATGGAGTTCCTACCGCTTTGCGGAAAAGCAGAGGAAAAAGATTTATGTGCTGGACAACGGCAAGAGCCTGATGCTGGCTCTCTCGCAGGATCTTTCACAGAACCGTCCTGCGGAAGCCCGCGAGCATGTACGTCGCTTTCACGAACTGTTCTTTACCCTGTCACCGGAGAAGAGCGCCATCGAGCACAATGTGAGACGTGCCCTGCTGCTGGCAGACCGCAGCGTGTATAACTATTACTCGGACTTTGCGGAAAAGGGCTACTACAACCGCATCATTGCCGGCAATATCACGCAGGTGCTGAAAGTGGACAGCGTGGTGTGCGATTTCGAGCATTATCCCTACCGTGCGACCACCTATGCCACCCAGCAGATAATCCGTCAGAGCAACGTCACGGAGCGCAGCCTCGTGACGACCTGCCGCCTGCTGAACGCCTCGCGGTCTGACGACAATCCCAACGGATTCACGATAGAGGGGTTCACCATCATAGAGAACAAGGACCTGCAAACCGTCAAAAGATAATGGAATGAAAGAAAAAGCAATGAAACCGCTGCGGATGGCACATGAGAAAATCCGCAGTACAAGAGAGCGGATAGTTTCCGGACTGAAGGACTATCTGGACGGACTTCCGCAAAAGACAAGGAAAAGAATCATACTGGCTATGCTGGCCGTATTTGCCACGCTGGCCCTTTACACGTTCGGAAAGTCGCTGTACGATATAGGACGTGATGACGGACGGAAACTGAATATCGGACACGCCGGACAGCTCCCCGTAAAGGGAGAATGCGGCGGCAAGATTCATCACAATTTTATAAAAAAGTATAAGGATGGAAAATAAGGAAACAAGAAAAGAGAACGGGGACAGCCCCGAAAAAAAGAACAGGGAACGTACACCACTGACGGAGGCGCAAAGGCTGAAACGTCAGAAGATGATAGTCCTGCCTGCTATGGTTCTGGTCTTCATCGGTGCCATGTGGCTGATATTCGCTCCCTCTTCCGACAAGGAGGAACAGCCGGGTGCGACGGGCTACAACACGGAGATACCGGATGCGGACAAGGACAACAGGAAGATTATCGGTGACAAGGTCAAAGCCTACGAGCAGGGAGAAATGGAGGAACGCAGGGCAAGCCGCAACCATGCCATGCAGGAACTCGGCAGCATGTTCGACCGGGAAGTTTCCGTAACCGGTAACAATCCGGACTTCGACCTTGCCAGTCCCGGTGGCGGAAGTGATACGGATACGGCATCATCGCCGGCTTCGCAGACAATCAGGTCATCGGCCACCGCCTACCGTGACCTGAACGCCACGCTCGGCAACTTCTATGAGCAGCCTTCGGGAAACAGTGCTGAAATGGAGGAGCTGATGGAGCGCATATCCTCGCTGGAAACGGAACTTGAAAGGGAGAAGGAAAAAGGCTCTTCGATGGACGAGCAGGTGGTGCTTATGGAAAAGTCGTATGAACTGGCATCCAAATATATGGGTGGTCAGAACGGACAACAGACAGCACAGGCATCGCCGGTACGGAAGGCGGAAGAGCATACGGCAATGCCGGTCAAGCAGGTTACCCGACAGGTGGTTTCCTCCCTTGCACAGCCTATGAGCAATGCGGAATTTGCCGCCATGTATGCACAGGAGCGCAACATGGGTTTCCACACGGCAGTGGGAAGCCGTACGGTATCGGACAAGAACACCATATCGGCATGTGTCTATGGGGCACAGAGCGTGACGGACGGGCAGGCTGTCCGGCTGCGGCTTCTGGAGCCGATGGCGGTTGCGGAGAAAATCATCCCACGCAATGCCGTCCTTGTCGGAGCGGCAAGGATTCAGGGTGAACGTCTCGGCATAGCAGTCACTTCGCTGGAACATGAGGGGACGATCATTCCGGTTGAGCTTTCCGTTTACGACACGGACGGACAGGAAGGAATATTCATCCCGAACTCGATGGAAATGAACGCAGTCCGTGAGGTAGCCGCCAATATGGGCGGATCGCTCGGCAGCAGCATCAACATCTCCACCGATGCGAAGGCACAGCTCGCCTCCGATCTGGGCAAGGGGCTGATACAGGGCACAAGCCAGTATATAGCCAAGAAGATGCGTACCGTCAAGGTACATCTGAAAGCCGGATACAGGGTCATGCTGTATCAGGACAGAAATTAACAACAAAAAATTATCAATTTATTATTACCACTAAATCCAAAGTAAAATGAAAAAAGTAATTATGATGTTCGCCCTGTTTATGGGCATCGTATCTGCCCAAGCGCAGGAAAACAAGACCGCCGAAGAAAACGGAAGTGACAGACCGGCTCAGGAAGTGAAGCAGGAAGAGGTTCAGGAACTCTCTCTGAGCAAAGAAATCTATCCGCAGAAAGAGGCGGACGGCGACCTGTATCACGGTCTGACCCGCAAGCTGACCTTTGACCGCATGATACCGCCGCACGGACTGGAAGTGACCTACAACAAAACCGTGCATATAATCTTTCCGTCAGAGGTGCGCTACGTGGACCTGGGCTCACCGAACCTTATTGCCGGAAAAGCGGACGGGGCTGAGAATGTGATAAGAGTGAAAGCTACGGTAAGAAATTTCCAGAACGAGACGAACATGAGCGTCATCACGGAGGACGGCGGCTTTTACACCTTCAACGTCAAATATGCGGAAGAGCCGCTGCTCCTCAATGTGGAGATGTGCGACTTCATCCACGACGGTGAAGCGGTGAACCGTCCGAACAACGCGATGGAGATTTACCTGAAGGAACTGGGGAATGAAAGTCCGATGCTGGTGCGTCTTATCATGAAGTCCATCCACAGACAGAACAAGCGTGAGGTGAAGCATATCGGCTGCAAGCGTTTCGGTATCCAGTATATCCTCAAAGGCATCTATACGCATAACGGACTTCTGTATTTCCATACGGAAATCAAGAACCAGAGCAACGTCCCGTTTGACGTGGACTATATCACATGGAAAATCGTGGACAAGAAGGTGGCAAAGCGTACAGCCGTGCAGGAACAGGTCATTCTTCCGCTCCGTGCGCAGAACTATGTGACCTGCGTGCCGGGAAAGAAAAAGGAACGTACCGTGTTCACGATGTCCAAGTTCACCATTCCGGACGACAAATGCCTCGTGGTGGAACTGCATGAGAAGAACGGAGGACGTCACCAGTCCTTTACCGTAGAGAACGAGGATCTGGTACGAGCCACAACGATTAACGAACTTCAGGTACGATGAACATGAGAAAGTACATGATAGCACTGGCAGCGTCGCTTGCCCTGTTCACGGGGCGGGCGAACGCCCAGCGATGCCTGCCGGGAATGCAGGGCATCGAGGTGAAGGCGGCAATGACGGACGGTTTCAGGATGGGCGGCAATGACGGAGGGCACAGTTTCGGGGCGTTTCTTTCGACCTATACGAAAAACGGCAACAAATGGTCGCTGGGCGGTGAATACCTGTTGAAAAACAGTCCGTACAATGATGTGAAGATACCGGTGGCACAGTTTACCGCCGAAGGCGGCTACCACTTCAAGGTGCTTTCCGATGCCCGCAAAATCGTGTTTCTCTATGCCGGCGTTTCTGCTCTTGCCGGATATGAAACGGTGAACTGGGGCGACAAGGTGCTGTATGACGGGGCGAGGCTCCACGACAGTGACGCCTTTGTCTATGGCGGTGCGGTGACGCTCGACATGGAGGTGTATGTGGCTGACCGTCTGGCTCTGCTTGCCAGCCTGCGCGAGCGTTGTCTTTGGGGAGGTGACACGAGAAAGCTCCACACGCAGTTTGGAATAGGTATCAAGTTCATCATAAATTAGGACGGGTATGGATATAGCTGAAATGAGGCAGATACCGATTGCGGACTTTCTCCGAAGGCTGGGACATGAACCGACAAGAAGAAGCGGAAACGAATTGTGGTATTCGGCACCTTACAGGAGCGAAAGGACACCGTCCTTCCGTGTGAATGTGGAAAAGAATGTCTGGTACGATTTCGGGTTGGGCATAGGCGGTGACATCTTCAATCTTGCCGGAGAGTTTATCCACAGCCGTGATTTTCTCGCACAGGCAAGGTTCATATCGGAAAGTGCCGGTGTGCCTATGGTGCAGCCGGATGCTTCCACCTTCAGGAAAAAGACTCCCGAACCGTCCTTTGAGGACGTGGAGGTCTTGCCCCTGCGGTATCAGGCTTTGAAGAAATATCTGGTGGAACGTGGCATATCTCCCGATACAGCGTCCTTTTACTGCTGCCAGTTGAACTACTACGTCCACAAGAAGAAATATTTCGCCGTCGGCTTCTCCAATGTGTCCGGCGGTTATGAACTCCGGAACCGGCTTTTCAAAGGGTGCATACCGCCCAAAGACGTATCCCTGATAAAGCGGAAGGACGGGCAGGCTGAAAGTTGCAGCCTTTATGAGGGCTTCATGGACTTCCTGTCCGCCGTGACGCTCGGCATGGCGGAGGACGGCGACAGCCTTGTCCTGAACTCGGTCGCCAATGTGGACAGGAGTTTCCGTTATCTGGACGGTTACGAAAGGATACGGTGCTACCTCGACAACGATGAAGCCGGACACCGGACGGTGGAAAAACTGCGGATGCGGTACGGTGAGAAAGTGTCGGACTGCCGTGGATTATACAAAGGCTGCAAGGACCTGAACGAGTATTTGCAGCAACGGATAAACAAACAGAATAACAACAAACTTAAAATCAGATAAGATGATGAAGATTATGAATAATAACAGCAACAGAGGCAAATCAATTTTCAAGGCAGTGGCAGTCTGCATGGCTGTCCTGGCTGCGGGACTTTTTGCGTCCTGCGATGACGATATGGACATACAGCAGAGCTACCCGTTTACGGTGGAAACCATGCCGGTCCCTCACGATGTGGCAAAGGGGCAGACCGTGGAAATCCGCTGTGAGATGAAGAAGGAGGGCAATTTTGCCAATACACTCTATACGATACGTTACTTCCAGTATGAAGGTAAAGGGACACTGAAGATGGACAACGGTACGGTATTCCTGCCGAACGACCGTTACCTGCTGGAGAACGAGAAGTTCCGTCTGTACTACACCTCGCAATGCGATGAAACACAGAATTTCATAGTGGTCGTGGAGGATAACTTCGGCAACTCCCATGAAATGGAGTTTGATTTCAACAACTCCAACACTTCAGAAACGGAAAGCGACAGTGTGCCAGCCGTCAGTCCGTCCACTTCCAAACAAATCCGTGAATGAGGTACAGGATGTTGTTACTGCTCTGTTTCCTTTCGTTGGGCTGCACTTTGTCGGCACAGGAACCTGAAAGGGAAACAGCCAAGGAAGCAAGGATTTTCAGGTTGCCGGAATTTGAGAGGGCATTTTTGTGTGTGCGCTATTTTGAGGGTTGGCACTCGGAAAAGAACCATCCTTATGTCGGCTGGGGGCATTGCCTCCAGCCGGGCGAGAAATACTCGGCACGCACCATGACAAGACAGCAGGCTGACGAGCTGCTGCGGAAAGACCTTCGGAAGTTTTGCGCCATGTTCCGGCATCTGGGAAAGGATTCGCTGCTCCTGGGTACATTAGCTTATAATGTGGGACCGTTCCGGCTCTTGGGCAGCGGAAAGATACCCAAAAGCAAGCTGATCCGAAAACTGGAAGCCGGTGACAGGGACATCTATGAGGAGTATATATCCTACTGCCACTACAAGGGACGGAAAATCCGCTCGATAGAACGGCGACGGAAAATGGAATTTCTGCTGCTGTTCAAGAGGTAGCAGTAAGGGAGAGCTTCACCCAAATGGTGGGGTTCTCCCTTGTCATTTTCCGGAAAGGTTTTGCTTTGCTCCGGGAAAAGACCTAATTTTGTATCACTTTTTTTGAAACAGAAAAACAATCATGGAAAATTGTATGGCAAAAGCGGCGGATGCCTTTCTGACAGGGCGTCCGTATGGCATACGTCTTGACTTCAAACACAAGGGTTTCGCTCTTTTCAACTACAACATGAACGAGCTTGGCAACCATCTTCCCGGCAGACTGGAAACGCTTCCGCTGGAGGATTTTGACGTGGAGGATATTCCGCTGTGCGGGGAGCGTATTGTCCGAAAGGAAAACATAACGGACATCTTCTTCTATGACGAGAAGAGCAACCCGTATTCGGACAACCGTGTGGATATGAAGAAACTGAAAGCATACAACAAATATATCTATCCGCTTTCACTTATTCTGAATAGAAATCTGTAAGATGGAAACAAAAAAGACTTCCGTTAGTGGAAGTCTTTGGAACAGCGGTTTCTTTGCTACTTTCTTTGTCCGCCTTCTGCTCACCGAAAGAAAGTAGGGCGGCTCTCGCCGCCTCTGCCTAAAGTCGGGTGTAAAGTCCCGTTACATCCGTGAAAATCTGCTGGAGCATATCAAAGTACACTCCCTCGTATTTGGCTATCTCCTTGACCTTGATGTCCGCATACTTCGTCAGTGTCTGACGATAGAAATACATGGTGTATGTATCCGTGTCTTCATCCAATATGATTTTCAGTCTGTTGGCTGACGTCTTGTTCCTTGCAAGGCTCATTTGTAGTCCGTTGCCCAAATTGATATAGTTACGGCTTCCCGTCATGACGGTAAATCCATGACCGCCCAACTGCTGTAAGATTGTATTCGCTATCATCTGTATATGAATTTAAGTTATTGTCAATGGGTGGCTTTTGCCACCCGATTTTTTTATACGTTCATGCTCTGCCTTATATGCTCCAATGTGCGCTCGGCAATGGGGCGTGTTTCCTCCGTCCAAAGGTCATAGTCATGTACGGATATTCCCACACTCTGCAAGTCACGGATATAGCCGGACACATAATCTCCCGTAGGGAGGTAAACGAACTGCATCCATGCGTCCCTGCTGTCTGTCAATATAAAATAGTATTTCATGCTCTTTCTGTTTTATGGGTTATCTGTTTCGGGTGCGGGCGGTATTGTGTACCGCCACACCTTTAGTATTCTTTCATTTCGGCAATGGGGGTATATTTTCTGAGCCATTCCACCACATGCACCATGTTGTATTCGGAAGTGATGACTGCCGTATGTTCGTTTATCGGGGTCATTCTTGTACTTTCGTAGCTCTCTATCCACTCCTTTAGTGTTGCCACATCACAAGTATCGGTACACATCATATCCAAAATTCTGATAGGGTCGCTGAATGTCACAATCAAAGTATCATAGTATGCTGTCATAATCTGTCCTCCTTTCCTTTTATCCATTCGTCACGCAGGTGTCTGCACTCCTCCAGTGTCGGTCTCACGCAAGAGAAAAGTTCTCCGTCCGTGTGTCGGTAATCATATTGGAAAAGGGTTGTTCTTTTCCGTCTGATAGTCGTTTGGTACTTTTCGTACTTCTCAGTACCTGCCGTCTGGCAGGTACTCACTCCGTTGATGGTCATTCTTGTTGTCATGGTAGTCATTTATTAAAATTCAACAATCAGCAGTCGGTTCTCCATTACCTTTTCGGGGTCGGTTATCATCCTTTGGGCTACCCAAAGGTGATGTGCTCCGAAGCCGTAGGCGAACAGCCTTCCGAAGTTCTCGTTTTCTGAAAGTTTCGCCATTGAATTGCGGATTTCCTTTTCGCTGAAACTCAAGGACAAGGTGTTTATCAGACTGACAAAGATGTCGGTTACTTTCTCGTCCCATAATATCAGTATGTTTTCTATCTTTATTTCCATATCATGTATATTTTGAAGTCTATAAATCAAGCCCTCATCCGCTTGCGGATAAGTTCGGCATTGCTCTCTACAAGGCTGATGATGCGGTCATGGTATTCGGTATTGGAATTACATACACCTCTGCTCTGTACCACCTTGAATGTTGTCAGTGAAACCTCTACCGTTTCAATACGTTTGCCGTCAATGGTTGCGGATAGGATAAGAGAGTCTGTCCTCTTGTGATAGCTTCCCACACAATGGTGCATCAGTTTTCCTTCAAGTTGCATTTCCGCCACACTCTCAATGACCTTTACAAGAATAAGGTTGTCGGTAAACACAAGTCCGAAGAACTTGCCTTTGGACTTCAGATAATTCTTTTCGTCCTTGACCAACTGCTCCCTGCGTTGCTCCGCTCTTTCCCTTTCAATCTGTTCTTCACGTTTTCTGACAAGTCGGTCATGTACCTTTTTCAAGTCTGTCGGACAAACATATTTTGGGCAGTGGGTGTCTTTCCCGAAATGTCGGAGCAGTCTTACAAGGTCACACCACATGGAGGCATCCGCAATATGATAGCCGTTTCGGATACAGATTTTTATGGAGTTCCAATATTCATGTAAATTGATATTTGAAATGACGGCATATCTGAACATTTCTGTCTGTCCCGCTTTAAGCAGTGTTTCTTTTTTGCTGTCGGTCAGAATGGCGGTAAAAAATTCGTATGGGGTCAGTTCGTGGAATGCTCCCTTGAAGCCGTTCCGCCTTAATTCGGGAATGATGCGCATTGCCGGATAAGTCTTGTATGCGTCTATGTTGTATGCTTTCAGCATCTTGTTGCTGCGCAAATCCATATCGCTCCATTCAGTCCAAAGGTCATAGTACATCGTGTGCATGGCTCTCAGTCGGGCAATAACTTCGGTCTTTCCGTTTGGGGCAATCCACCATTGCACCACCTCCCGAATGGAATACTCTGCCTTCTGTCCCACCTTGTATGTTGCTCCTACCATAAAGTAGCGCAACACTTGATAGCCTTTTCGGGTTGTAATGATTTCATAATATGCGCTGCCCCTGAAAACTCTCTTTCGGGTATCAAGCATTTCAAGTTCCTTTCCGCAATGGGGACAGCTACAGCCACATATAGTTTCCGCAAGAGTGTGTCCGCCTTTCCAGCGGTGTCCACATTCTGAACAAGTGATAGTTCCGCCTTTTGTGCGGTAGGCATGATGCTTGAAGCAATGTTCAAAAGCGTATGCTTTCTGCTTGTCTGTCAGTTCGGGCAGTCCGCTTGACAAACGGACTACCTCTTTCTGTATGCGTGTTCTCGGTTTCATATCAAAAATCAAATAATGAGGGTTGGACTTGTGTTTCTTTTTTCGCTGTCGGCTTGTTGCGGTTCTGTAGCTTTTGGAGTTCCATCTGCTGATATTGGGCAACCGCCTTTCTTCTTGCTTCCTGCTTTTCCTCTTCTGTCAGTTCCACCACATGGTTTACAACTACTTGACATTGTATAGGCTTGCCTACTTCAATCTCGTTTTCATCGTAATAGTGAATGGCTTGTCCGTAAATCTCTCCGTCTGAAAAGCCGTTGCAACCGCTTTTCTGCACATAGTTCAGAATGTATGTGACACAATCGTCTATGTTCTTGGCTGGGTTGCGGTAGCTTTTGGCGAATAGTTCATCTTCCGCTGCTCTCTGCTCCAAAAACATCTGTATGGTTCGTTTGAAATGGTCTGTTCCTTTCATCATAATTTCAAATTTTAGTCGGGTTGTCGTTCAAATAAAGTATCTCGCAATCTTCCACTTCTGTGGGAAGTCCGAAAAGGGGGTAATGGGTGAAATAAGGCTGTGCGTTCCCTTCTTCATCTGTGAGGGGTGAAACATCTTGTACTTGCCATCGCTTCATCCATCTGTCTATTGTCTGAACTTCATCGTCTGTGAGTGCGGTTGCATCGCCATTGATGATGTAGGCTAAACTCCATGTGGGTATCTTTTCCGTTGTCCTGTTCATATCCGTTCCTTTATGTGGTCAGACAATCTCTTGTAAAATCTCCGTGTGGTATTGTGGGGGGCATTCCACCAAAAGAAAACCGATAAAATCCTTTCTCGCTTCCTTGTTGAGTTCGTGGTATAGCCTTCTTAGGGTTGAATGGTTGCCGTTGATGTAGGTTTCCACCATATACTCAAAGATGTTGTCCACCTCGTAAAATCTGCATTGCTGCGCTGCTGTCTTGCTGTATCGTTTCATAATGTTATGCTTTGGGGAGTTAATTCAAAGTGTCAGTAGCCATAGGAAAAAGCCGAAAATGGCAATGAGAAATATGATGAATACCATTACATTGATAACCATTCGGAATACTCCACAGACTATTTCTCTGATGATGTACCAAAGGATATTGACTATCCAAAGGAAACAGCGCAACAGAAATGCGAATACTGCAAGTCCAATGGATTGCGCTGTCTGTCTTATGTTCATTGCTGCTGTCATTTTGGGTGTCGTTTGTCAAGTTCTACAATTCTGTCAATTCTTCCGTACAATATCTTGCGGAGTGCCGTCTTGTCCATAGCCTTGTATTCTCTCCATTGTCCGTACTGGCTTACAAGGAATGTCCTCAGTATGTCGGAGAAGTCAAACCGCCATCCTTGCAATGGTATCGCACTTTTGAAATAGGTATTGCCGTTTACCTTTTCGGTTATCCAATTCTTTTCCTCTCTGTTCAGCACCTCGCCATTATTCACTTTCATACGAAGTCTGTAAACCTTGCACTCATGTAGGCTTTCCAATGTCGGAACTTCCCACTTCACGAATTTTGTTGCTACTGCTGCTTCCATATCCATTTATTTTTATTTTTAATGCGGATTCGAGAGCTGAGGGAGTTGAGTTTCCAACCTTATATGCCTCCCGTTTATCCGACATTTTTTTTAATGCGTCTTTCTGTCGCTTCGGTCGTTTTCGTTTCGGGTGCTTCAAAAAAGGTAGGGAGTGGGTAGAGCAAGGGTTTTCAAAGAAAAAATACTACCCGCAGGGCTGGAGATTTTTTCTAAAAACCATTGAGCATCCCAATCCCGGATTTACCTTTGCACCCAGAACGGGAACGATCCACCTGATGCGACTGCCTGAAAGACCATCAAAATGGAGGTAAACGGATGTGGAGGCATATTGGATATGAAATGTTCCGGGAAAAGAAAGAAAGGAAATGTCAAAAAAGGGATACGGCGAAAACGTGAAACCGGCAAACATTCCAAGAAAGTATGTTGCAACCGTGTGGCTAAACCTGTTTAGTTATGCGGTTGCAATTTTCTTTCCGGTTTGCCGTCATGGGTAATGGCACTTTTCATTTATGGAAGGTGTGGTTACCCATGACTTCCGTTTTCGATTAGAGGAACCGACAAAAAAAGAAAATCAACAGGTGACAGCCGTAAAAGCACCGCTTGTGGCATAAGCAAAAAAAGAAAGGGGCCTTGCATCATCAGTCTGAACATGGTTCAGGCGTGACGCAAAGCCCTTTTCTATGCTTATGCAATAGTAGGAACATGGTCGTCAATTTATTGATGATGATGTTCCTACGAATAAATTCGCTTTTACGGAAAAACTTGTCTGTGGAGCTTAAAAAGCTGGATTTTTATTTCAATATATGCCATTAAAGTGCTACTTTTGCATACGAAGAGTTCTTTGAAGGTTACGCAATGCGCAGAAGAATAAAACAGCAGATAACTAACTAATTCGTAACCTATTACTACTATGAGTTGGTAACTGCAACTCATTTTCAATCACTTAGACCTTTTTCGTAATTTCGTAATACAAACATTAACGCCAACTTTACAACCAACTTAAATGTTAATGTTAACTACGACATCAATCTGGACTTGACATTAGCCGTGTCAATTACTGCCAGTTTTGCGGTTTGTATTACAATCTACTTTATAAGCAAATGAATTGTCCGTAGATTTAACAATTGATTTATTTTTATCTTTCTCCATGCAGTAGTTGGCTGCATGGTTGTATTTTTGCAGTGCATACGAGAATCGAACTCGTGATCTCTACAGTGACAGTGTAGCGTTCTAACCACTGAACTAATGCACTATAATGTCATATCTCTTTTGATTAAACTTTACGAATAGCCGCTGTCATTTTGATTTCACAACCATATTAACCCTATGGTTGTCATCTTTCGGGAGTAATTGCAACTCCCCATTACTTTGTTTACTTTTTCGATAATAATATTCTTTATTATAAGCTCTTAGATAGTCACGCCTATCTTGGTAAGTTCTTAGAGTGCCCTCTTCTTTTTGTTTGTAATAACGTTTTTTAGCACCTTCTCTATTCTTTTTTTTACGTAACTCGTCTCTTTTTCTCTTCTCATCTAAGATTTCTTTCTGGTGAGATAAAGAATAAAGCAATATACTAATCTTTGTATTCACAATACGTTGGTTCCGCTTTTTGACATATTGTGCTACTTGGCCACTATTTACTTTATTACGGTAATACATCGCATTTCGGTATTTGTGACTATGATAAAAAGCATTGTTTTTTCTTTTTATTTCTTCTTTATGCTTTTGATAGTATTGTCTGGCATATTCTTTTAGCCTTTCTTTATGCTTCTGATAATATGCTCTATAGTATTCTTTCAATTTATTGGATACTGTCATATAAATCAATTTAAAATCGTGGAAAATTAATTGCATCCCATTTGAGGCCCATGCAGGAATCGAACCTGCGATCATGGTTTTGCAGACCATTGCCTTACCACTTGGCTAATGAACCAGAGAGCTGGAAGTTTCACAACTTCACAGCTTTGCGGAAAGAAAAATAAGCTAATCCAATAACAATCTTTTTACCTTTAAATATGCGTTCTTAGGTGGATTTGAACCACCGACCTGATGATTAACAGTCATCTGCTCTACCACTAAGCTATAAGAACAAATCCGCAAAGGCTTAAATAATTTTCTTATCTTTGCGGACGCAATGAAAAAGAAATTTTTCTTTCTGTCCTTTACAAAGGGAATTGCATTTGAGTTGGGGCGGCTCACCATAAAAGCCGTAGAAATGCTATTCTTGGACTGATAGAAACTCTTTAAATTGAAAATGAATGGAATAAAGCCACACAAAGCAGAGCCAACCTGCTATCTTTATTTGTGAAACTGCAATAAAACCAACCAAACGTTTATATGTGAGAGTTTCACGTTCTGTGTGGCTCCATTCTCTTTATCTTAACCTGCTTTAATTAGTCATCTTCAGAAATTCTGGAGTTACCCCATACAGCGGCGTTTTTCCGTCCCATTTGTCAATAAACTGTTTGTATAGAATTTCTTTAGTTAACCCTTTCGATGTGATAAGAGCCTGTTCGGTTTTTAATCTTTCAAGTTCGTTTTGCTTTTTCTGCTCTTCGATTTTCTGATCAATAACGGAAATATTAGTGTTAACCTCGTTTCTATTATCAATCTTTTCCCGGACTCGATCACTAAATTCTAATTGGGCTGAAAATGACTTCAGGTCCAATCCTCTATCTTTAAATTCCGCCCTAACAATATCCTCCAGCTTCTTTTCAAAAGCTAAAGAACCCCCATCAGCCATAAGTGTATCTGTTTTATATTTCCGGCTTTCTTCTTTAATAAGGTCGTAAATACGTGGTTCCAGAATATTGTCTTCCAAAGATCTCATAAATCCATCTCCGTTTCCGATATGTTTATTATCAAAAACAACGTCAATTGCCTTGTCTTTGATAACTCTATATGAGTATAACGGAGTAGCATTGAACTCTGTATTGTCAGCAGCTTTTAGGGTAACTGATTTCTGAAATCCTCCACGCTGTTCAAACAATGGCACCTGAAATAATTCTGTCCCCCATTCCCATGTGGAAACTTTTCCGGATACAATCTTAAAATCTTCTTTACCTTCCTTACCATAATTCTCCATAAGGACACCGGCATAGTTAGGAGCAACACGCTCACAAGATGAAAAAATCACTGTTGCCATAAGAGCAACCAACATAAACTTAATCTTCGTTTTCATGTTTTTTGATAATTAATTTAATGATGTTAATAACTGGATAACAAGCCCCAAAACATATAGCAATTCCCAACCAAGCGTCAACATGATTGAATACTCTATTGCCAATGAATAAGACCGTTATCATAAAAATGAATTGTTCTATATACTTTTTCATCGCATATTAAGTTTGGTATATTTCAAAGAACTCTTATTGACTTATGTCATTGTGCCGCAAACAGGAGTCGAACCTGCACCGTCCATTCGGACGAATAGATTTTAAGTCCATCGTGTCTACCAATTCCACCATTGCGGCATCATCTTATCAAGCCTTAAAGAACAAAGAAAAAATCCGGATAAAGAATGAGTTTCGGGTTTTCATCTTCTCCAACTCTTTATTGTCTTTTCTCAATTTCTTAATGTCTGCCTTATTGGAAGACACGTGTGTTTTAGCTCTCGTATTCAACTCCACTAAGGACTGAACCAATTGTCTCAAATTGGCAATAATATTTGCCCTTTCAGATATGATTTGCCCTTTCATACTATAATTAATTTAATTAGTTAGTGGCGGAGAACCGGACTCGAACCGGCGACCTCTTGGTTATGAGCCAAGCGAGCTACCAACTGCTCCATCCCGCTATGTAACGGCTATTTATGACTAAGTATCTTAACAGCCGTTAGTTGACAGAATTTTGAAAAACTGTCCTACTTTGAAAGATTCTTCTTACCTTTGCGAATATATGCCAATCGCATGGGTGCTGATTGCCTTTACAATGAGAAAATGCCTACGAATAAGAGTGGATTTCGATGTAGCAGCATCGTTAAAATCTATCGCTGACATTATCTGGGCTTTCAGAGGAAGAAAGACTTCCAACAAATGATGATTTGTATATCTCAATCCTCCAGTTCTCTTGCTGGAGGATTTTATTTGTTTCCAAAATCAGCAGGGGTCTCACCCCATTCTTTGTTGTTCCAGTGTCGGACTTCAATTGTATCAACATCCCATGCAAGAGTTTTAAGAAATATCTCGGCTTTCTTAAGTTCTTTGCATTTCTTCTTGGATGCTGTTTTTTTGTTTTGAAACCAAGCTATTGCTGTTATACTATCTGTATAGATAATTCTGGGAGAATAATCATTTTCTATGATATATTTTGCCGCTTCAACAACGCCTAAGAACTCACCAATATTCACCGTTTTATTACCCAGGTTCTGATAAAAGATCCGCTTACCGGTCCGTAAATCTATCCCCTGAAACTCTGTTATTTTATTTTTCGTGGAATGAGCTGCGTCTGTAGCTATTCCTTCTACTGGAATTTTTATCATATTCTACCAATATTGAGCGGGTGTGGGAATAAGAGCCACAGTACCATTTATCATTACCGGTTTCATTTCTACTGTCGAATTAACCCAAAATTTGCAAGGCCACTCTCCTTCTACTTTAGCAAGATTAACAGTGCTATAATATGAAGCGCGTCCTTGTGCTTTTATACAAGCCTTTTTTCTTTTTCTCGGCAGCTTAGGTTTTCTACTTTTTGAGAACTTTTTTTGCTGCGACATAATGACCATCGTTCTGGAATGCGGTTAATACAATGTTTGCTGACTTACAGAAATCATCAATTACCAGCAGTAGATTTTTGATGTCTTTACGTTTTGACAATTCCTCTACAACCCCATCAATAGTACGAACAGAATCTTTGACACCATCCAGCGGATCGTATTTGATTGTCTTGTTTCCGAACTTTACTTCCACTAAATACACAGCATTCTTTACAACTGTAGAAGTAATCTTTGCATCAAAAGCATGTGGTTCCGCTGCTACAACGATGTATCCAGCCTTTTCATTTTTCATAGGAACCATTTGTACATCATAAAGCACATTCGGCTCAATAATTGGCTCTAGCTCATGTGTTACAATACATACTTTTTTAGGACCCTTTGCGTCTTCTCTAACGCCCTTAATGTAACCGGTTTTAGTATTGATAGAAACAAATCCTACCCATGACTCTGTACGGTCTGACTTAATAAATTTCAATTTTGTTTTTATCTTATCCATATTCCTATGATTTTTGTTTACATATAAAAGCCTCACCAACTATTTTGTTAAGATGGTGAGGCAAAGGTACGACTTTGTTTTAAATTATGACATCAATTTATTAATTATTTTATATTTAACCAACTGTTATACAATAGATTAGCTATATATAAAACTAAATATAATACTTAATATAATTGACTATATTACAGATATTTACAAAAATCACTATTAGTATATCGAAAATGTCAATAATCAGCTTCAATATCATCCAAAATTTGTTTCACTTTTGGTATTGCGAATACCCCATTTTCATCTCGATATTCTATAGTATTAACCGAGATACCAATCTGTACAAGGAACAACAAGGTGTTTTCAAGTTCATAATCCGGGAAACTACAGAATTTCACGCCTTCTTGCAGATGTACTGGGAGATTCAGTACTGCCCCCAGTTGAATAGCATCATCTTCATAAGCCTCAAAATGAGATTGGATATGAAATAATACTAAACCATGTGCGTAGTCATTCTTATAGAACTTATACGCTTCAATGTACAGATTGTCCATAATTTATAATTTTATTTGTTTAGAAATACACTTATCGCATATACCATCGTTCCGCATGTATTTGACCTTCGATAACTGGAGTCCACATTGCCTACAATAATATACGCGCTTGGGTTTAACTTTTATCGCATATAAAATTTTACGTTTATTGACATCATATATACCAGAAAGTTTTTCAAGTATCTGATTATGTGTGAATTTGTTTGTTTTCATCAATTTCCAATAATCATGTCGGATCAACTTATCTCTTGCTTCTTTCTGATTCAACAAACCATTGTCTCTCAATGCAATAATATAAGGATATGGAATATTGGTTATATCCGAAATCTTTTGAGCATACAAGTCATAAATCTGTGCATCACTCATTTCTTTATCACTATTTTAGTTTGAAGGATTATAGATTTGGAATCTTCAATATCGCGTATAAGATTAAATGAATCTTCCAATAGGGCCAACATAACACGATTACTTTCTTCATGTGTCATATTTTCCCAGTCAATTTCTAATTGTTTAGCTATTTCTTTCGCTAACTCATAAAACTTATTTGTCTTTGGAATATCCGTGACATCATATATTTCGTTTTGCTTTTGACCGAACAATAAACGGCTTAACTCATAATAACGAAAAAACGCCTCCAAGGTCTTCTTCTTATCTGGAGGCGCAATAGATAATTTGTTTTTTGTCATATTTATAAATGATTATATACGATTATCAACAATTTATGTAATTTTGCAACCAACATGGTAAGATTAGTCATGCTGGTTGCCCTTTTAGTAGCAAACCTTGTCGATGCACCTGGAATATCATGGATCAATTATACCACCCTGATTTATGATATTTTCTCAGCCGCCATCGCAAGGTTTGCAGGACTAACCAAAAGGAGTCAGAAAGACTCTGCAAATTGATGAATTTTATCTGTATGGCTGGAGAACATATCTCCGACCTTTTTTAAGTAATAGTTGGAACTGGATGGGATTAGTTTAGAAAACCAAGTACATTTTGGGAAAATTAATTGGCTACAATTGTATTCAATTATCAATAAATAGCAATATCTTTGCTGAAACGATTAATAAATATTTATCATTATGAATATAGAAATTGGAGACAGCGTAAAAATTGTCAATGCCATTGATCCTATAAAGATGGTTGTTATAGATAAAATAGACAATGAACATTTAACCGCAGTGTACTGGAGTCATACCCAAGGAGCATATCTTACAATAACAGGAAATATAAATGCTTTCGTAAAAATCGACTAACAAGCCCATTGCTTTTTATAATAAAATATAGGAACACACAAAAAACGTATCTCGACAACAATATACGAAGAATCAGTGTCCCTATATTTTTTTGCTTCAATAATAGCTTTCATATAACAAAATTTTAGTCTATAACAATATCATATTAAATAGATACAATACCAGATACCAAAGTACTGATATTGACAACTACAGTTTTCTATAGAATAGGAAAGATGGAAAAAGAATGGTTGTTATTTTTAGTTATTACACCAGAATGACAAAATTCTTTTTTAACACCAATTTCGGAATTCCACAACTTATCGAATAAGCCGAAATTAAATAGTTACAAAAACTTATTATATGTATCAATAACAATTTCCAGTAACTCCATTGATTTCCCTAACGAGTCATACGCATCATTAATTACGTTATAACTTGCCTTTAACGTCTTTAGTTCACTCTCGGAATAAGGATATGTTATAACTTTAATTAAGTATAATGTTTTCTTAGCTTCAATGAGTTCAGAAATTGATTGTTTCTTACGTTGGCATGTTTCATAATATTGTTGATACGCATCACCTAATTTGGAATTAAAATTTCGATTATAGAGGTCTAATTGAATTGCGATAGATTTGGTGTACACCTCGTTTGAAAACATTGTTATGTCGGAATTAAGTGTATTTAATTCATAAGTCAATTTAAGGTATGACAATTCATGTTCAAGAGAATCGACTCTCTGGACAAGTGTTTGTATTTCCTTTTGTGAATCATTAGATTGTGCATGGACTGAAGAAAAAGAAAGCACAAATACAAGAGAGCATAAAAATTTATTCATATAAATATGGGTGTTAAAAGTGTTTATAGCCAAAACTGTATGGTATTATATCGTGGACAACAACTCAAAATCTTCAATAGATATTTTGTCTATTGAGACAAGCCATTCAAGATAAGAAATATCATCTTTAATGTCACGAAACTTTTGTCCCTTATATTTCCCAAAATCAATTACTTGGTCTGCAATAGATATATCTTCCTGTTTTTCGACATCTGGATATAATTGTTTAAGCTCCTCAAAATTAACTTTGAAAAGCCTATCTGTTTTTTCTAGCCAATGAAGATATTGATAATCTATCTTATAAATGTCACCAAAAGTTTTCCCCTTATATTTACCAAACATAAGTATCTCATCCGCTTTATGAATGGGAAATATTTCATCAAGCGATACACCGGGAACATCAATCAAAACCCATTCTCCACATCCAGCGCAAGGGATTTCTTCGTCTTTGATATTTGGATAGCATTCTTGTCTATATGTATCATCAGGCTTACCATTTACAAAACACTTGCCATAAGCCTTACCATATTTTCCACGCGGCTTTACAGTTTCGACTAAGAAAGTTCTATCTTGATTTGGGTCAATACGTCTTTCCTCGCTGGATGAACGTGCTAACCCTAACTCACATCGTTTAACCAAGAATGGAGTTCGTTTCCCTATATTGTAATAAATACTAAAAATATTATCGTGTGGGTACATAGCCTATTTTATTTTTATTATGAATTAATTACACAGACTGACATAATTAACAGGATTGTTCAATGTACAAAATCATTTCCAATTTGTCTGGTAAAGGTAATAATTTATTTTTTAATTACAAATTTGTTGCAGCATTTATTCTAATAGGATTAGCTTAGATAAGAAAAACAGAAAAATAGTTATGATATTGATGTATTTTTGAAAACTAATCAGCTATAATCATAACTAAATATCAATATTTTGTATTTTTGTAATCAAACCAATTAATGATACAATGAAGTCTTTTGATCATTTTAAGCATTATTTGCTGCTAAAAGAACAGATAAACTCAACAATAAAAAGTGATGATGTTACATTTTGTGACTATGAGAATGGGGATAAATGTACATATAGTTTATCAGAATGGCATATTGCCAAACGTTTTTATTTTCACTATGTCGTGCCATTTGGATATAATTTTTTATTATTTCAATCAAAGAAGATGCAAAATCCAATCGAGAATGAATTAAACAAAGTTTTACATATATGTAAAATCTATGAAAATGAATCACGTGAATTGTTCGATGAAATGTGTTATGGCTTAAGGCTTAACATATATGAGAATACAATTAAAAAAGTTATACCATGTAACCCGTACACATTAAAAAAATTTATTTCTGAATATGATTTTATTGGGAATACCATTAATGATTTTATTATACATACTTCTGTAATTATTACTTTTGTGATGTATGAAGCGGACACACTTGCCTCATACAAATATCTTAATTTTTATTATGACGCTACATTAAAAACGATTAGACAGTTATCAATTTCCCCCATACAAATATCGCAAATAATGTATCAAATAAAACATAAGGTAGATATTTTTTGTGAACAATTAAAAATTAAAGACAATATAGTACCAGATGAAAATAAAATATCAAATAATGGAAAGTTTGAATTGTCATGGAAGTATGTAACATTTGCTAATGGATATATTTATCTTTATCATCCATTACATCAAAATTCCTCTCACCCCCTTAAATACAAAATGGAAAACTCTATAAGTGCTTTTAATAATATTCAAAGTTACTTCATTAACAGACTAACTCCAATTTCTGTTCAGGCAAAAAATGGACGAATAATAAAGGTTTTAAATATTGAAGACGTAGAATTTTGCATTCAAAAACTTACTGCAAAATACAAAAACCGCAACAACAGAGTAATATCTCGAATCCCCAAACAGAAAATCGAAAAATTGACCCAAGAACAAATCACAAATCATATCCATACATATAAATCTAAATATTTAGATTGGTTATGTTCTAAGCAATTACCTAACTATCAGATATATTATTGTTTAGAAATTAAATCCAATGTAAACCAACAAGAAAAGGATGAAGACGCATTTATTTTTACGATACAAGAGACTAGACAAATGGTAACTTTAGTTTATGAAAACGTCTTAGAATCACGTAGCAGTATAGTTTTCAAAATAAGAAAAAACAGACTCCCAAATGTCATCCAAGAAATTCATCACTTTTTTTCTTCAAATTCTTTAAATAAAAGAGAACTTATTATGCAAGGAAATGTAAGTAATGAACTTCTTTTTTCATTAAATACTTACTGGAGAATTATGCACACTAACTTCAATTCTTGGAAATCAAAAATTGAAGAAACTTATAACCCATTTATTGCCTAACATCTACACAAATATTTGTCCTAACGCCCATATAAAAATACCAATTATAGTTGTTATGCTAATAAACTTCCACATCATATCCGGGAAACTCCCACACCCAATTATACATAACATTGATACAGCAAATATGATTGTTACTCCTGTTATATTTTTCCATAATTTTACATGTCTTGAATTTAAATCCAAAACATGTATCGTTAAACTGCAAATAATAGCCCAATAAAAGAAACAAATAACATATAACATAACATCAAACAATTTTATTGTTTTCAATATTGATAGTACACCCTAAAACATCTACAATTTTCAAAAAAGTATCTATACTAATAATTGTTTCCTCTCTTTCTATATTAGCAATGGTTAAAGGAGCGCATTCGATTTCTTTTGCTAAAGCGCGTTGAGATAAAGAATGTGTTTTTCTGACATCTACCAACCATGCCAATAAATTTTCATAATTAGCTATAATGTCTTTATCTATCTGAATATGTGCATTAATTACCTGCAAATATTCCATGACTTTTTTTAAATTGAAATTATGTTCACCTTTTTCAAAACGCCTCAATGTAGGTAATAACATTTTCATATCAAATGAAATATCAGAAGTACCCCTACCAGATTCTTGCTTAGCTTTTGCCATTAATACACAAAATTCTTTTCGATCCATAATTTTTATATTTTGATGTTATGACAAATTTAGATATTATATTTGAGATACGCAAACACATATCATTTTTTCCTTATAATTTTCTCTTCCACAAACCCAACGACCTCATCTATCTTGCTTATACAGTCCTCCATCAAGCAGATGTAGTCCTGCATCTTTTCTCCTCTGGAAGACATTTGTAATCCATCTGGGAGAGAATCGTAAGAGTCTTGTTCTTCATTTAAGATGTCCTCCAGTTCTCCCTTCGCTTCTTCCAGGGAACTAATAACATCGTTGAATCTACCTTTCCTTTCTTTGTTCATTTATTTAAATACGATTATATTCGATTATACACATTATTATTAAATTTGTAGCCAACTATGATAATGAATATCATGTTGGCTACTATTATTTGAAATAAATATTTTTATCATGTACAAAACACCTAATAAATATTACGAAGACAACCACAAAGAAAACAGTAAACTGTCTTTTAAAGCTTTTCAGAAAAGATCAGAATTTTGGCAGGGTGTACTCGTAGCCAGCGCAAGCCTATACGGGATATTAGTTTCCCTCCATGATAATTTTCAAGAACCGCTATGTACCCGCGTGGTATTTCTTTGTCTGACAGTCGTGTTGACCATTGGTGTGAGTACAGCTGGCGTAACTCTATACAACTACGCAATTCTTCTTGAACGTCATAGGCAAGAGGTCGAGAAGGAATTATTATCTGCATTGAATAAAGATGCTCTGGTGTCGGAGGTACATACCGGTTTATCAAATAAGGAGGAGTTTGTAGAATGGTTGGCTCTGTTTGCATTGCTAAGTACACCTTTTCTATTACTCGCATACACCATCCTAAAAATGTACGTGAATTAACCTTGTCCCTGTCTTTCCATAAAGGCATCCTCCAGTAATATTCTTCCGGGAACTTGCAGAATGGATGATAGCATGGATCATCCATAAGAGTAAAAGGCATTCTTCTCATAGCAAAAATTCTTTGCTAAAATACCCTTTTGCAATAAGCCACTTAATCATAGACACACAACTGTCAAAAGGGCTGTTCTCGATAGGAGTACCGGCAAAACAATCTACGGTATATCTACATACGGAGAAGTTATACCCATCCTCATACTTAATCAGTTCTGGATGGTGAAGAACATTTGGTTTGTCGCAAGGAATCTCATAAGGAAGCAGTTCAAGTAACCGGACCAAGCTCCATGCTGGAATGTCATTGTTATCTATGTTTTCCAGTGATGGTGGACACAATTGTAGTTCCCATTCCAATGAATCAGTGCTTGATTTTGTACAGCGATATACCAAATCTGCTGTTTCAGGTTTTACACCTAGCTCTATTAATTGTTGCGACTGCTCTATGCTTGTTGCAACTTGTGTTGTAAACTGTGCCATATCGTTATCATTTTTTCATTAGTTCTTCTTCAAATTCGGCAATGATACAGTCTGCATCACCACCATGTACCCAATTCTCTAAAACAGAAGCCAGAATTTCTATAGCTCTTTTCTTGGCATCTTCTTCACCTTGCTTGTAGGCATCCATGCCTATTCGATCTATGTCTCCTAAAAAATCATAACTCATTTCTCTAAACAGATTTAAAATGTTCTATAAGCTCTTTCACCGTTGCCTTATGACTACAATGAAACCATGCCGCCTGTACACTACCTCTAATATTTTCTCGTGCATAATTGATGTCATCGTCATCGTATATAAACCAAACATTTTCAGGAGGATATACAAACCATTGTGAGTCGTCAGTATCGTCCCTCAATGCGGCTATAGCTAAGAAAAGATTCTCGTTGGTTCCACAATCAATGGCATTGTCTATTTCCTCTTGATAACCAATTGGAAATCCCGCAAAGAACCCACGATTGCAAATTAAAAATTGTGAAGATATATCTACATTCATCATCGTAGGGTGCTCAACATACCCTAATATTTTTAATTTACCTTGAAGCTCCAAGGTATTCTTGTATATAAGACACGGTGTTGTAAATCCCATAGTTATTCGTTTTTAAGTTCTTCAATATATCCGTTTTCAATGCACATGCACAACATATTATATGCCGCCTCAATCAGATTTGTGTAACTGCTTTGAAGCAAAGTGTCTAAATAACTCATCATATCAGTGGATTCATATATAATAGACCATTTATATTCAGTATGTCCTACATAATCAAACACAAACATTTTTATTCTCAGTTCAAATTCACCTATTCTTTTCGGTAATTTGTCGAGAATGTCTTGCAAGGTAAATGCCGGCACACAGACTTTCTTTTGTTCATCTTTTATTTGTTCCCAACGCCACATTTCCAACGTTGGTATTACATCTCCTCTTATACTAACAGGGTATAATACCCAAGTTAAGGTTGCATTACTTGTATCCAACCGAAGCTCCTGCAAATGTTTCATCTGTTCGACTGATAATACTTGTTTTGATTTCATAGTTGCCCCTCCTCTTTAGCATTATCATCATAAATAAAATCAGCAGAATCCAATTGCGCTTCTGAAATAGATACCTTATTTTTATCCTGCCATTTCATAATTTTATTGTGTATTCTTCTATTTTCACTATCTGTAATAAATCCATGAATATGGAGATAAGCACGACAGAGGGTCGCTATTGCTAACTTTTTTCTATTTTCCATAGTTATTTCCTCCTTCTATGTGTTTTCTTATTCTTGTTTTTCTTTCTGCGCTTAATGATACATTTGTTGTAATGAATATTATCACCCTCATGGTAAGAACGGACTTTTTTGCAATTACTGACAGGATTGTCCAACATTATTATATCCGGCAAAGGCGGTGGTGGCTGCATAATAGTGTAAACCTTCTCTTTGGGAAGTTCAACTTTGAGTTTTTCTTCCTCAACTAATTCATATCCCAATTCGGTACATTTATCCTTTAAAGCGGAAAGTGTAGAAGGTTCTAATGTTCCACAGTTAGCAAGTACTATCTTATTCATAACGTCTTTACTAATTCAACTTCTTCAACAGATTTTAGTTGTTCTTTCAATTCTTCAATCATCCGTTCAAGGCGATTGTATTCATCTCTTCCTGCTTGATAAGACTGGTCAATGCAATCACGACAGAATTCCAGACGTTTAATTTGTTGTTCCAATGTTTCGTTCATATTTCTTATTATTATATTTTATTCCAGAGGACAATCACTGGGAATATCAACTTCGTCACTTTCGTAGGGTCTAAGTGCAGCGGCTACTGTCCTTTTTAATTTTTCACAGAAGAGTTTTACGTCATCGTCACAAAACCAATCATACGGATCTGGGTCCGGAAGAATTGTACAATGCGGACATTGTGTACATTTCTCGATTTCATTAACTATTGTTTTACCCATATTGTATATCAACTTTAATTAAACCAATGTTTTCAATATTCCAATCGCTTTTGCTATACTCAAAACTTCCTTCTTTGTTTTTACGGAAGCTGGAATAATTGTCCCATTTGCAGACTTAGAATAGGTCTTGCCACGACATAATTCATAATCGTAACCCATTACTTGTTTCTTACGAGAGAAACCTATACATCCATATTGCAGCGTCCATTCAGAACCACCTCCAAACGGCATATAGTTACCTTTATCATCAGACCACGAATTTTGATGACGTCTTGCATGAAAATAACGAGTACCAGGTTGATTATACAATAGCACTTCGTATGCACTATTAATTGAACGATTATGTAAATTCAATCGTTCGCAATTTAATCGTTGTTGGATTTCAATCGGTAAATCACAGAATTTCATATTTATTCTTATCTGAGTGTTGGTTTCTCGAATGTAATATTAGGCAGAAGAGAGTCGACCTTATTAGCAATTCTACAATTCCATTCTTGTTCTACATTTGATATAGCTTCCATTATCTTACCGAAAAGGCAAACTGGAATTTCATCGCAGCAGGGGTCTATAAAAGAGACACATCCTTTTTCATCTATCTTATACCGTATTAAAAGCTGTTTACGGTCATCTGTAATTCTCTTTTTACTCATTTACGATATTTAATAAGTTAAATTTCCATCTTTACTAATAGTAATCACCCCGCTCGTTACCCCAACAAAATAATACTCGGCCTTTGAGATGATGCCTTTGTTTTTCTCCAACATGTGTTCTGCTTCTATTTTATCAAAAGCGGTAACTAAGCAAAGTGTATTATCAATGCATAGTCTAAAAATAAATGTTCCCATATTTATTACTATCTTTTTATTAGTTAATTTTCACCCAGATACGAGAACCTGGTAAATCTGATTTAGCTGACATAACATGAAATGCTAATACTTTTTTCACATCTACGCGGTTCCCTTTGATTGTTCTTTTAACTTTTTCAGCACTCACAAAATAAGTGTATTCACGTTCACCATTTAGATGTTTGTTAAGAGCTTCTTTTGCGTCAGATTCCTCTTTAAAAACA